TAATAAAGTGAGTGATCGTGAGTAGGTTGCCATTGAAGTGGTGATAAGCGTATCGACTTGATAGGGTTTTATAGACAAATCTCTTAACAGCATAGCACTGATGTCTTTTCGAGGCATTTTCTGAAGTACCCCTTGCACTAATGATAATCGTACCCTCTCACTAATGTCGGTAGTGTATCTCAAGATAGAGGCTTGTTGCATGTTGCGTAATGCGACCAGTTGTGTTTCAGATACTTTACCAAAGAATACCGCATCATCTAATAGCGTGTCAAAACTGACCATTAAACGATTAACCGCTTGCTGCATCTGTAAATCAGCTAACCAGTAGTCTACCATAGAGATACCAGCCAAGATAGCTAGTATCTCCTCAGTAGATAACCCCTGCTCTCGTAATTCTTCTACGTCTTGAGTAAATTGATCTTGCGCTTCGGTAAGTCTAGCCTCGAAGTCTGCAACTGCACTATCAATAGATTGAGATAATGGCATTAGCCTTGCAATCTATTTAAAAGCCTATTCTGTTCTGGTTGTGCTTCAGAATCATCTACTTCGCTTAATAAGGCTTCTGCATCTTCTGGAAGCATATCAGGATTCTTTAGCATTAGGTATGATTTTCTTGTGGCTAGTTTGTTCTGGAATAACCAGGTGAACATTTCTCGTTCTTCAGATGGTGATAATATCTGTGGCTCTTCAAAATCTACCAGATACTCATCGCTAAGTTTCTGGCCTGTCTGTACCTCGATAATACGCTTGTCAATTTCAAAGCGCCTATGTTCCCAGGCTCTCCAGGTATCTTCGATGTTGGCTTGGACTTCGGAGTAGTTATCAATCTCTTGAACTCTCAAGGCTTCTGCTGATTCTGCATTACCGTGAGAGTCTATAAATTTTACACGAAGCTGATTGTTATTGAGAGTAGTCTCAACAAGATACTTAGCACCTAAGATCAAATCGCTGATACTAGCACTTGGCCCAGTAACGCCAAAGTTAGCGCCTTCTGGAAGATAAAGTATCTTATCAACACCCATAGAAATGCGTGAGCGATCATCTACGCCTGTTACAAACTTTACACCAATCGCACCCAGTCTGATACATAAGGATATTTCCATCGCTGCAACCGATAAGGCTAGGTCTGCTCTTACTACATCTTCAGCTCCCCCTACAAAGAAATCTCTGATCGGTGAATACTTGTGACAGAACGATACTGGTAAAATACCATAGGGATTTACATCCCCTTCGTTAAATGAGAACTTGTCACCATTCGCATCAATACCAAAGTGTTTACCAGGCATACCTTCACGATCGGCAGTCCATACAATAAATTCTTGTTTAGCAAGCCTAGACATCCCTTCGTTCTCAATAGCATAGATACAGCCAAAAGGCTCTTTCTCGCCAGGTAAGAACAACGGTTCTAAAAAGGGGAGTAGTTCATACTCTACCTTGTTGCTTCTTGGATTCCAAAGACTGCGAAAACCCATAGTTCCAAGTAGAAATGTAGTCTGCTCTAATTGTCTACGCTTAGAATTAAGGTCTTGTAGGTCTGCGAAATCTTGGTAGCGCTCATCGACCTTCATACGAGGGGGTCGTTTGTATGCTTGCCCTCTGGCCTTACATACACGCCTTGTTAGGTTCTGGGTGAACATAGGTACTTGCTGTAAGCTTTCGCCTGCAAAGTATTCGCCTACATAGTTCTCTATGTTTACGCCTTCGTAAAAATCAAGTAAATACTCACGCTCTCTTGTGCGTTGAGTCTCAATATTGCCTAGATAGTCTGATAGGCTATCAATTATTAGTTGTTCAGATAGATCTTGTATTATCACCAGTCAATTACTCCTGCTGTTCTCGACTTTATAGGAAAAAGGTTACAGAAAAAATATCTCGAAGCATCGTTTGCGTGGTCATTTAGACCATCCTTGAGTGGTTCTTCTTTAAGTCTTTGGTCTTTCTTCTTCTCTGGATAGCGATAGTTCTCATAGCTAGATATAAACTTTTCGCATCTTTTATCGGCATAAAAATGAGGATTTCCAGCAGCATCCTCAAACCAGGTTCTCATGTGTGAGATACCGTTAGCGATATTGCGAGAAACTCTATCTTGCCTAAAGTCAACTCGAATACCTTTCTTTTTAAATATTTCTATATCACCAATACCACTTTGCGCTTGAACGCCACCGCCTGCTGGATCGCCAAAGTGACGAATGATCGGATAACCTTTCGCTTTCACTTTGTCTGCAAAGTCCTCAGTCTTGATATTCTCTTCCCATATCTCATCGATCAGATATACTTTATCTTTATCTTTGCGTTGCTCCACTTGAAAGAATCCTGCTGCGCTGCACCTATATCCAAAATCAATCCCAGAATATGTGGGTAAGTCTGGGTTATACTTGAGTTTTTGAATGTGTATGGTGCGATCAAACGGAAAGACCCTTCCTGAAAATGAGGTGAATTGCGCTCCGAACTCTTGTTGCCAGGTTTCATAGGTTAGTGTTTTCTTTAATTCTTCAATGTCATCTTTAAAAAATGGAGACTCCCAGCTTGGATGTTGCCAAGACTCCCAGTCTGGAAACTCTTCTGATTTTCCTCGTTGCCATAGGTCATATATCCAATTATATCCTTCAGGTGTTGTGGTGAATAATGCCCAACCAGCTCTATCGGCTAATGTCGGTCTTAAATATTGTTCCCATACAACCTTTCGTATCTTTGCTCCCTCTTCTACAATTAAATGGTCAATTCCTTCACCCACCAAACTTTCTGGGCGTTCGCAACTTTTTGCCCATACTTCGCTATTAAGTCCAGCTAGCTTTAAATAGTGTAATGCTCCACTAACTTCTTTCTTCGTTGCTATTGGAAGTCTCAGTTTTGTTAGAATGTCTATTTTTAATTCTCTAACAATTTTGTCTGCAAGTTCTAATGTAGGCGCACATATCCAGGTTCTCGTATTAGGAGTTAGGATGTACGGTAAGACTTCTTTAGCAGCACTATAGCTTTTGCCTGATCGTCTGCCTTGCACATTGACTCTAAACCTTGCGGTCGAGTCGTGGACAGATTGCTGATTAGGCGAGGGCTGGTACTTGAGGATCTTCCAGAGCTTCTGTTTGTTTAAAACTTTTCTTTTCAATCGGTGAATCTTCGTAGCCACACTCTTTGAGTAATCCCTCAAGGTTGCCTACTAATTCCAGTTCGTTACGGTCGGATTGACCTAAATATTGTTTACCTAAGAAAATAAGCAAGCTAGTATTCCCTAGTTCGGCTTGCTTCCATTGTAACTGGCGAAGCTTGATGCGCATGTTCTCTCTACCACGCTCAATCTCTTCTCTAAATTTTGTACGGATAGTGGTTTCACTACAATTATGTAGTCTCGCTATCTCCACCGTTGAACAACCAAAGCTCGAAAGCATCTCCACCTTATCTCCACTTACGTCTACTGGTTTTCTACCCTTCTTTTTATTGGCCATAGTAATTCCTGTAATAGTTTCAGTAATTAGGCTTTAGACGACACTACTTTGGGTCAAAGAGACACCAACATTTCCTAATCGCTCTGCGCCAGTAGGTCTTTGCGGATGACTCAGATATTTCCAGGTTGTCTGCGATCAGTGGAAAGCTATGTGATTTTAGGCGCATCTTAAACACTTGCAACTCTCGCTGGGATAGGCTGTCGTAGGCTTCGTGTGCTGATAGCTGCCAGTGGCGCATGTGCGGTTCGATCAGGCCAGAGCGGAAGATGGCTAGTTTGCGGAAGAACTCGTCTCCGAGATCGATTGATTCTATGAGTCTTTCATAGTCTTTTTCTGTGATGATTGGCCAGTCCATTATTGTAACATATATTATCGCTTAAAAATCATAAAAAAAATTTAGGCACGGAATCCGACGCACGCAAAAATTGCACCTTGTGGAGTCGATTTATTATTGAATAAAATCATATTATCTAAGCTAAAAAGAATCATTTGTTCGCATACCATAGGGGGTATTATCGGCAATCGGTAGATAATAGGCAAGATTAAGCGTGAAAATCGGAAATTGTTTTGTTTCGGCTGCGCCTGTTTGTTCGGTCGCTCTTGAAAATTTCTTATTATATATATATAATGTGTAGTTAATGTAATAAAAACTATTGCATCAAGTATTATTTATTGTTATGTTTAACCATGTTAACGAATACAAATAAAGGAAATGACATGACAATATACGAAATTAAAAGACTAACCAAGAAAACAGCACCCTATTTTTTTAGTAAAGATACAATGCGGTTTTTTGGTCAAAGATTAAAAGATTTCAAAGTCTATAAACAAAATGATGGGCGATTTAAAATAATTGCACCTAGTGGGCCTAATTGGTCTAATGCTCTACAGACAGTGAGATTCTTTAATCCTCTTAATAATAAACTAGAAAGTAAATAAAATGAATCTATTAACACAAAATAGTAAGATTAAAAAGACATCAAAACATTTTGGCGTAAAGCTGTTTAATTTTTCAATACCAGCCTATAGGTCTAAGGGTGGCATGGTTACCTGTCCAATGGCCGATAGTTGCATTAAGTTTTGTTATGCTAGGAAAGGCGCTTATCCATTAGCAAATAAATGGAGCGAATTAAAACTAGAAGCAAGCTTGAAAGATTCATTTGTACAATTAATGAATCAAGATATTAAAGATAAAAAAGCCGAATATGTTCGAATTCACGATAGTGGCGACTACTACAGTAAGGAATATCTATTAAAATGGTTTCAAATTGCTGTAGATAACCCATTAGTAAGGTTTTATTCATACACTAATAATATAACAATGGTTAAAAGCCTAAAGTCTATTCCAATTAATTTTGACTTTATATTTTCCGATAGTGGTAAACAGTCAAAGTTTATCAATCAAAATGTAGATAGACATACAAAAATATTTAGATCATTAGAAGACTTAAAAAAAGCTAATTATAAAGACTGTTCAAATTATGATTTATACGCAACTAGATGGTTTAATAATACTAATAACGTTGGCCTGGTAATTCATTAAAAGAAAGGAAATAAAATGACTATTAAACACGAATTAAAAATAAAAAGAAGACCAATAATATTCGGCCTGAATGCCTGGGAAGTTTTAAAGATAACCCATTTCGGACAAAGGCAACGCATAAGCCGAATTTATAAAGGTATGAACTTAAATAATGCCCTGGAATTTGCAAGGGGTCAACGTACCTATTTTAACAACTCTATTTTAATAGTAGAAGGATAGAAAATGAATCATTTATTAAATATGCTATTAATTAAGGCTTTAAAAAGATTTAACAGGGGTAAAACTGTTAGAATTTTAATTGGTGCGCCTAAATAGGCTTATGGCTTTTATATTATCAAGGCCAGGGTCTTTTATATTTAAGTGGCCAGGGTCTTTTATATTTAAGTGGCCAGGGTCTTTTATATTTAAGTGGCCAGGGTCTTTTATATTTTTACTGACAGGGTCAAAAGATTTTTATATTAATAACGAAAGGGTAGGAAAATGAGTAAAGTAAATAAACAATGCGTGGATTTAACTGATAAAGAACCCAAGCTTGAATACAGCGGTCACTATGAAGATTGGGGTGACTGCGGAGAAGAAGGTTGGTATGATAAGGAAACAGGTAAGCATTATATAGTACAATGGACTAGGGAAAGACATTTTGAATCAGCGAAAGAAAGTGAGTAATGCCAGGGTCTTTTATATCTAAATGGCCAGGGTCAAAAGATTTTTTTAATAAACGAAAGGGTAGGAAATGACAAGCATAGAAACTGCTGATTTAGCAAATAAACTAACTTTAGAAAATCTTGAGCAATTAATTTGGATTTTTAGAGATAGGATTGACATATTTGTCGGAACTGTTCCAATAAAAGATGGGAAAGGTCTTATTATTGATGGAAGATTAGATGAGGAAGTTCCAGCATGTTTAAATGGCGCTTCAATACAGATAAACATGGAGGGGGCGTATAGTGACGATGGTAATAATAATTACTTATGTGAATTATTAAAAGGCGCTGATTTAAAACAGTTAAATAAAGAAAGTGAGGTGGAATGATGTTATTCTTTAGAACTGAAGATGACTTAGTTGAGAAGTTAAGAGAGGATGATTTTTTACCTAAAGAAGAGTTTAAAGACACATCAGATGAGTGGTTAGTAGATAATGCCTTTGAATTAGGATGGGTCTCGAACTTTGAAAATCTTCTAGATGGTTTTCTATATTTTGAGAATGACAAAGAATCTAAAAAATGGTTCGAGAAAGAGGAGTTGTTTTGAAATTAATAAAACATAAGGGTATTAAAGTAGATATTCGGAGTGATTGTTCTTTATATATCACTATAAAGGGTAGGTGCTATTATATCGAGAACTCGGCTGCGATGAAAGGTATAAGCGCCTGGGATGAAGGTAGTGAACACAAAGACCAGGTGGATTGGACTTTATATGATAACGAGCAAGTTGAGTTAATAAAAGAAAGTGAGGTGGAGTGATGGATAAACAAAAAGCAATAAAAACAGAGAAGCTTTCTAACGTCAGAGGTTTCTTAGGTAGGATAAAGGAATTAATAATCCTTGAGTATTTCAACATGGTTGAAGCTGATGATGATTTGAAGGTGGCATATTACTCATTAGTTGATCAACTGATAGAATTAAAAGAAAGCGAGGTGGAATGATGGAAGATAAAGTTAAAGAAGTTACTACTGAAATAGACAATTTCTTACTATGGTACTATCATAAAAACTATGATGAATCAAAAGGTGAGGTAAGAAATCTATATGATGCTATTGACCATTATGTTGATGAAGTAATGGATTTAGATAAAAGTGAGGTGGAATGATGGAATATCATTTTTACGAATCTTTATATATGGATAAAGATGATTTTGAAAATGACACACCAATAGAAAGATTGGAAAATTTCTATAAGGTTTTAAAACATAGAAGGTTAACTAGCACCGATTCAACTGTAATGGTAGGAGATCTTGAGGAGTTTAAAGCAATTATTAATGATATTAAAGAAAGTGAGGTGGCGTGATGGAAGATAGATTAAAATGTGATGAGTGTAAAAAAGATGGTTCGTTTAATGATGATGATTCACCTTTTCTATATGGTCAAGATTGGGATAATAAGATTTATTGTGATGATTGTATACCAAAATGGTGGAATGAAAAAATAGAAAAAGAGGTAAAGTGATTTTTATATTATTTCACTAAGGGTATTTTTATAATTAACTAGAAAGGGTAATAGAATGAATGATTTTGAACTACATGAAAACGGAGATTATAATCTTGAAATTGAAATCATAAGCAAATGGCACTTTGCGTTTGACTTTAGCAGCCTTGAAGATCTTTCCAATTCTTTGGAAAGTCAAAGTAAGTATATGAAAAAATTAGATTATGATTTAAAAAACAAAACTATAAAACACGAATGGAGTGGTGACCCTACCTGGAAAACATGCAGTTTTTGGGTTAAAACCTTAGATGATGTTGAGTATTTTCATAAAGAACATGATGCTTGGTTGCAAATATTTTACTTTGAAGGTTGGGAGTGGTGTGCAAATCCAAACTATGTTAAACAAAAAAAGGGTTGCTTAACTAGAGATTTAAAAAAGAATTGGAGAAAATACGCTCAAAAGATTGATATGGAAATAGTAGATAATTACCATGAGGTAATTGATATAATTAATAATTAATCCCTATTAACCTTATCATACTTAGCGCCTTTAAAGTTCCCTTTGCGCCTACGATTAGCCTCGGCTAATTTCATATCATACTTCATTGTTAAGAAACAAGAGCGTAAACCTTCGACCTGGATATGCTTTGACCAATCGTACATAGCCATACAAAGTAAATCCTCATGCTCATCTTTATATGCTAAAATGCAATAGTGGTCCAACTCAGGCCTACCATGGGGACATTGATTATGATTAAAGCCATCGGTTAAAGTCTCTTGTATATTATGCCCTAAAGGGTCTTTGTCTTTAAGATCTGTTTCTTTTATAATTTGACTGAAAAGGTCATTATAATCTTTTATATCTCTGTCCATAGGCTGCTTATATTATTTTACAAATGGTTATTTTTATATTTATATTACAGGGTAAGGGTGATGTTAGTAATGTTAGATTTATTTTTATATTATAGAGTAAATGTTATTATATTTATTACAAAAGGGTATAATTCTAGGAGTGTACCCATGTTATTATTGTTAGTATTGTTAGTATTACCCTTCAAACTAACAAAACTAACATAACTAACCCTCTCACTCCCAACTATCATTTTTGTAAAATTCAAGCTCTGTTTTGACATATTTACCATGACTTAGCTTCTTTACCATCCCTATAGAAATTATTTCCTTCAGCCATCGGTAAGCTGTCATATCTGTAACAGACTCCCCATCTTGATCACCGCAGACATTCAACCACTCATTCGCAGTAAAATTATCAGCCATCCGATCAAGGTTAGTTTCCCACTTGGTCTTTCTGCGCTCTGGAATCACCAATCCCTTCACATGCTCATTAGAGATCAAGCCACCACACTCCACCGCTACCCCACCGCCTGTCTTGTCATTGATCTCTATTCCGTAAATACCAGGATTCTTCGCACCCATGCGACTCTTACCCACCGCATACATACTAAAGGGTTGATTGGTCTTGCATAGCATTACACAATACTCGTACCACCAATTAATTGTACTCGAACCAGCCATACGCTCTTCCGTAATCCCTTGCTCTTGGGTATTCTTATTAAAATGATGGATCAGTACGATTGCAGCTTCACTATTTGACCGAAGATTCTCCACTTTAGCTAATAATGGCTTAATCTTATCTGCATCAGCTATATTACTCGCACCAGAAAGCTGATAAAGATTATCTATAATAATCACATCTGGC